CCATGCAAAAGCCCCAAGCGGGTATTAGTTCTACTTACCTGGGGCTGATTCTTGGCGTTTGTGGTAAATTTTGCCACTGATTTACCACGCGTCATTTTCTCTTTTTACCTTTCGGCCATCCGCCCTTCGCTCCGTGAACAGCGCCCAGCTTCCCGCCCTGGCGTCCCGCCTCGTTGCGCGTCTGTTCCCCCGCGTCCAGCCGCTCGAACTCTGTCACCAAGCACGAAACTTGCTCCCGTAGCGGTCTAGGCAGTTCGGCTATAACGTGGTCACTTAGCCACTGACAGGCTTGCCAGGCCTGCTTTAGTGATTGTTGGCGTTCTTCTTTGGTCATGCTTTCAATCCACGCCTCCCCGGAGAGAGGCGAACACCAGGAATTACTTGAATCGTTCCTGCGCTTCTTTGATCTCGTGATCACTGAAGCCTTGCTGCTTGGCCTCAAAGTGAAACTCGGCGTCGAAACTAGCCGAATCGTCCCCGTCGTCGGCCGCCTCGACGCGGCCATTCTGGTAGATATCCTGCGTGATTTTATCGAACTGTTGTTTGGTCATTTTCTTTTCCTCCGTTGGTGTCAGTTCTTGTTCGCCCGCGCCGGTGATGGCCACCGGCAGCCGTGAAAGTGGATTGCGATTAGGCGACTTCCAGATTGCCCGCTGAAGTCCAGCGCAGAGCGCCAGCCTTGACAGCGGCTTCAATCTCGCGCGTGGAATAGCCGAGACGGCGCACGTAGTACGGCGAATTGAGGTGTCCCAAGCTTCTCACTGATTCCTTGATCCCCGTGAAGTCTTTCGGCTGTTTCTTGGCAGGCTTGGATTTGGTTGCTGTCTGGATTTCGTTTGTCATTGTTTTATCTCCCGTTTCCGCCACCGGATTGCGTCCGGCTCGCCTGTAGCCCATTGAAAGCTCAATAGGGCCAATCTTGAGCGGCTTGCTCCGTCTCTCCAACGCTACCTGATTGTGCGCGGCATTTTCGTTGCCCCGAAGGGTATCAGCCGGAAGCCTTTCAGTTATCTGGCGACTGCGATCTGCTCTCACTCGATTGGCTCTATTCAGCTTTCAAAGAACTACCGTCTTGCTATGAATAGGAGTATATACCCCCTAGGGGGTATTGTCAACGGAAATATTCAGCAAGGCAAAGATTTTTAGCGCGGCATTCTTTTGTTCCATATCTGAAACAATTGATTTACAATTGGGACGGAGGATCGCATGGGGAAATCATACCTTTATCCCGGTTCCGATACCGAGCACTTGTCGCCATACCAGCGGCGGCTCGAACAGTTGTACGATCAGGCCGACAGGCCCGGTCGCAGGCTGTCGCCGGAGCAGTTCTTTCAGTCTCCCGATTACTTGTCGTTCGTCACGACGCAGTACGGGCCGATTCCCGTACCGCCCGGCGCACAGGTGATCTCGCAATCGCCAACAGAAGTGCGATTCAAAGACGCCGAAGGCTACGAACACGTCCTGGCGCGGGACATAGCAGGGGGTAGGGAAGGCGGGCAGATCACCGAAAACACGAACCGTCCCGCAGTTCTTCCACAGCAAGCCTCGCCGGAAATCTCTCAGGCTCTCCAATCAATCACCGGGCTGACTGATCGCCTCTCCGCTCCTGTACAACTCGCGCAACTCGACCCGCAGACGCAGGCCGCGCTGAAGGCGCAGTCCGACGCCGAACAGGCAGCGCTACAACAGCAGTTCGAGCAGCAGTCAGCCGCCGCGCTAGCCGGACTCTTCGGCAACCGGGTAAACCAGTCCAGTATTGCAACGAACTCAATCGCCCAGCTTCTACAGCAGCAAGGGCTAGTCAAACAACAGCAGCAGTCGGACGCCGCGCTGCGTGGCCTTCAGCTTCAGTTGGGGCTAACGGAAGAGGAGCGCAATCGCCTCAACTCCGCGCTCGCGGGCCTGAGCGACGTGGCAGGGACGGGCGTCCAGCTTGCAGGGCAGGGCACGCAGCGCGACATAGCGTCGGCAGGTTACGGCGTGGATCTGAAGAAGCTCCAAGAATCCACGCGCCAATTCAACGCCTCCAATAGTCTCGACGCCCTCCGCACTCAGATTCAGCAAGAGCAGCTTGACCAATCGCGTTCGCCGCTGGCCAAAGCGCAGCAGATCGCAGGGATTGTCGGCAGTCTCAGCGGCGGTGTCGGCGCGGGGATTAGCGCTTACGGCGCCCTTACGAAGAAGCAGGCGGCCTAAATGGCAAACATTACTCAAATTCTAGCAGCGTTAGCGAATCTTCCACCGGCCAATAGTGCGCCAACATTGGCGCCTCCGTTCGTTCCCGGCGGGCCTCCACCTGTGACGCCGACCTTTCCAGGTGGCCCACAATCGCCCGCGCCAGTATCGCTTGGCGGGGCTATGCCTGCGCCTACGGGACCGCCTGTGGCCCCGGCTGCGCCGTTCGACCAGTCAATGATTGCGCGCCGTCTCGCGCTCCTAGGGCCTGCGCCGACAGCGCCAACCCCACAGCCTGTCTCGACCTTGGATAAGATCGGGACGGTACTCTCTGGCGTCAGTGCGGGCCTTCAGGGGCGCGGCGGTGAGTTTGTGGCCGGAGTCAACGAGCAGCGCCAGCGCCCACAAAGGGAGTTTGAGGCGAAGCAGAAGCAATACGACCAGCAACGCATAGCCCTGGGCGAGTCCGGCATTTCAGCAGCCGAACGCGATCAGGAGCGCAAAACAGCGCAATCGCAGGCGGCGGCCGACAAGCAGTTCGAACGGGAACTCAACGAACGGACACGGCAGTTGGGCATTCAAGACGACGTTGCAAAGGAAAAGCTACGTGACGCTCTACTAACCGAACGCCAACGCAAAGACGACGACAGGCAGGCAGAGAGAGCAGTGGCAGCGGCGAAGGCCCAGCAGGAAAGGGACGCGCGCACGTTCGCTAGCGCCTATCGCAAGGCTGGGGCCGGGAAGTTCGCGAAAGAACTGGCGGACTATGACGCCGGCCTAACCGACAAGCTCTCAGCGGAGGCCGCGAAGTGGGAATCCGCACAGGTCAAGCTAGCCGAGATACGCGCCAACAGGGCAGCGAATCCAGGCGCCGGAGGCACTGGCAGCGGCCAGGTAATGGCACGGCTGGAAGGCGGTCAGATGGTCCCGGCTGCGCTAGTCAACAAGGACAGCGGAACGGTAATAATTGAAGGCAACCCCGTAAACGTGCTTGAGTACGTTGGGGGCAAGATTCCCGCCGCGCAACAGGGGCCGTCTTTCGCGCAGCGCTCACAGGACGCCCGGCAAGCCACGGGGGGCTTCGGCCTTCCAACTATGCCCTGGCAGACCAGTGCGCCACAGCCAGCGGCGCCGCAGAGCAGCGGGCAGACATTCACGCGCGCGCAAGTGAACGCATTCGCCCGCAAGTCGAAGCGCTCACCGGCTGACGTCGAAGCGGACTTAAAGGCGCGCGGTTTTAACGTCCAGTAAGCCTATGCCACAAGGACAAAAACGACTCACAATAGAAGAGGCTCTAAACCGTCCGGCCACGAAGCAGGCGCGGCCTACATCCATTGAGGAGGCGCTGAGGCGTCCCGTGGTTGCTCAGGCCCCAGGCCCTATCGCCGCCCAACCTCCACAAGCTCCACACGCGCCGCCTGAAGTCGGGTTCTTTGAGAACCTAAAGATCGGAGCGCAACAAGGCTATCAAGACTATATAGAGGCGCCTATCTACGCGCTGGCCGAAGCTGGAGAGTCCGCCGTCAAGGGCGACCTTACGCCTGCGCGCCAGCTTGCCGAACAATACGGACGTGGCGCTGTGAAGTTCGCTTCCGCATTCGATCCTGCTGGGGCTGCATACGAGCCGACAGCCGCCGAACAGGACCCGCAGATAGCCGCCGTTCAAGCTGAACAGAACAGGCGCCGCGCAGGTAATCCAGCCTTTCGGAATCAGAACATTGAGCGGGCCAAATTGAATGAGCGGGCCGCGCTCGATCCGTCGCTCAGTGGCAGAGTCACCCGGGGCGTAGCCTCTGGCGTTGTCGGCGCCTTGCCCGCTGTCGCCGCTGGCATCGTTTCAGGTGGATCGGTCCCCGCTATCGCCGCGACTACGGCCCTACAATCAGCCGCACAGCCTGAAAATGCAGCGCTCAACGTCGGTATGTCGGCTATTCCTCTGCCTGTCGGTAAATTTGTCGCCCCAATTCTTCGGCGGATTAGAGGTGGAACAGCGGCGGCTGAGACTGCCGGGGCGCGCACAACTGCTGCGCTCGAACAGGTCCCGAATGCGCGGACTACAAACCCCTTACCGCGGACAATCCTTGAGAGGGCAGAGACGGAGGCTCTACCAGTGCCAGCCGCTACACCCGGCGTCAGAACGACAGCCCCGACCAGTACGGACCCGTTGACCCAGGCCGTTGAGCAAATTAACGCCTCGAACCTCACTCAGGAGCAGAAAGCCGCTCTACTTGATCCGCTTATTCAGGCTGTCAGGCAGCGGACAGCCGTTCCGCCAGGCGCGGCGTCAAACGCCACGGAAAGCATGGTTCAATCCGGCTGGCCCAGAAGTACCCAGGCGCAGCCAATGGTCATGCCTGGAAGTCCCAATCCGATTCAGCAAGCCGGAGTCTTGCCCCGCACCTTTGAGGCGTCAGTAGCCCCAGCGGCGCCACAGGTGGCCGCCCCGGCAAGTGAGCAGATTGTCGAACGTATGGCCGGACTTCAGCGAACGCCCAGTTCGCCTGTCTCGATCGCTCAACTGCGCTCCGAGTTCCCAAATATCAGCAAGGAGGCGTTCGACGCCGAAATCCAGAAACTCGCCGACGCTGACCAGCTAATGCTCGCCCGTCACGACGCGCCTGGCGCGCTCTCCGAGGCCGAACGTAACAGCCTCGTTAAGATCGGCAATGATTACTTCTCAGCGGCGACATTTCCCGATGGACCCCCGGCTATTCAGGCAGCGGCTATGCGCGCGCCAGCGGCAAGCCCGGCAATGGAAGTCAGCCCGCAGTACAGCGCCGAACTCGAACCGCCCACCTTCGGCGTTAGGGAAGCGCAGGCCACGCCCTACACTGAATCCGTCGGGCCAAGACTCGAAGAGGTTGGATATTCGGCCCCCAGCCCCAAGGCTCAGGCTGACCCGTCGCTAGTCACGAAAGAGGAGCGAACCCCGGTCCTCGAAGTCATATCAGCGGCCAGGAAAGCGGGACTGCTATCCTGGGTGACGACCCATGTGAAGAACGTCGCCGGGAGCGGTCTCTTTCAACTCAGCGATGAGGTTGCGCGTATCCCTGCGGCGATACTCGACATAGCGCTGTCGCCTATCTTCAAACGCCGAACAGTGACCGGGCCGTCCGTGTCCGCTATGGCGCGCTCAGCCTATCAAGCGGCGACTAAGGGAACTCAAGAGGCCTGGCAGATCATCAAGCGTGGCGTTTCTGACGCAGACGTAGAACGCCTGGGACTCAACAAGGAAATCAACAGCGGTTCGAAGGTGTTGAATACTTACGTGAACGGCACGTTTAGAATGATGGGCGCTGAAGATAAGATATTCAGAACGCTAGCCTTACGCCGTTCGCTCGAAGACCGCGCGCGCGCCGCCGCTCTGACAGAAATGCGGCAGGGCAAGATTCCACGCGGAGATGTCGGCAAGCGCACCAGAGAGATGATAGCCGCGCCGCCTGAAGACTTGGCAGCCGGAGCGGTCGCCGACGCCGAGGTGGCCACGTTCAACAATTCCAACCTGGCCAGCGACTTTCTGAACGCGGGCCGTCGGGCTATTGAACCCTATGCGGCTGGCAAGGTGGCAAACTTCGGCATTGATATGACTGTCCCGTTCCCCAGGGCCCCTACAAACGTCGTTGCTCGAATGCTCGAGGCTACACCGCTTGGATACGGTAAGAATGTGATCCAGATAGCCAAGGCGATCACCAAGCGCAGTTTCACCGACGCGGAGCAGCGCGCCTTTGCCCAAACATTCGGACGGGCGACCCTCGGATCGGGAATTGTGGCCCTTGGTTGGAAGTTGGGCAGAGATGGACTGGTCACAGGCCTTGTCGAAGACGATCCGACCCGTCGCGCGCGAGACGAAGCGGCAGGCCGTACTCCAGGCTCTATCAAGATCGGCAATACCTGGCATCAAATCACAGGCTTTGGCCCCCATGCCGCCCTATTGGTCATCGGCGCTACGCTTGGCCGAGAATCTGAACAGGAAGGCGGTTACGCTTCAGCAGCGGCAGAGGCGACAGTCCGGGCTATAGCTGAGCAGCCGCTTTTGATTGGCACAAAAGACATTGCTAGAGCATTGACGACTCCCGGCAGTGTCCCTGAGCGCCTTGGCTCGATGGCTGGATCATTCGTTCCTACCCCTTTCTCCGCAGTCGCCGAGGCCGCGGACCCCAAACAGCGTGACGCTCAAGGGTTTATGGCTCAAGTAGCCAAGCGCATACCCGGCGCGCGCCAGACCTTGCCGGAGCGTCAAGACGTGTTAGGCCGTCCAATCGAAGACCGTGCCACGCAGTTTATAGACCCAACCAGGACATCAACCGACCAGGCCCAACAGAATCCGCTACTGCGCGAACTGGTAAGGCTCGATCAGGGCATATCAGGCTTCCGCAAGCAAGAGGAGGAATCCGACGACGCCTACACGGCCAAGGTTCAATCCTTTGGCCGCATCTATTCCAAATTCGGCGCTCAGTTGCTCGATTTCCGCCCCTACAAGGCTGCTACCCCCGATCTCCAGAAAGAGGCCCTGAAACGCCTCAATGACCGCGCAAAGGACACTGTACGGGACGCCAAGGAGCGCTCAGCGCCTGCAACTCTTAACCCAGCCGTCGTTATGGCAGCAGCCCGCCGTGCTTTAGCTGAGCGCGCCAACAAGAAGAAATAACTTGACGCCATTCGGCCACGGGTTTACCTTCCGCTCGCCCCAACGGAGAAACCCAATGAAGCAAACCCTCAAGCGATTCGCAACCTACCTTCTTGTCCTAGCCGTCCTAATTACAATCTTTCAAGCATGGCCCGCACTTCCACCTTCCGGAACCAGCAATGCGCGCATGGGCTACTATGCCGGACTCTGGATTGTCCTATTTGCTCTAATGCTTGCCTTTGCCTCCGTCTTTGAGGTTCTATACCGCATATTCCGCACCAAACATGCCCCAGTTCTCGAAACCCAACCCCTAGCCCCGTCACCTACGCCTATTAGTATCCAAGATCAGCCCACAGCAGGCATTGAAACCCAGCGCCTAGATCACCCTAAACCCCAATAGCCCCAACCAACTACCAGAACCCTAACGATAACCCCAAAGGAAACCCCTAGAACCTTCGCACACGCTCTCTCGCCCATTCCTTGCAGGATTGTGTAACGATTTGGGGTATTTACCCCGTGATTCTGGCCACTTTGACTATTCTCGTTGCAGGATTAGGCAAGGATAGGCCTATCTTGCTAGTATCACACGTGAAACAATGTTTCACGTGTTGCAGAAATCACGGGGAAATACACAGTTGCCCCCAAACAAACAGGAACTGGCAATTTTATTTTCGGGGTTTCGTTTCCGGTTTGCCCCACATTGCTAGCGTTCCCGCCGCCGCAGGCTGTCTCCACCTCGCAGGCATACTCGACAGGGCAAGCAGAGTGGAGAGGTGGCACGCGCACACTCACGCAGGCGCAATCCAAATCCTGCGTTACTAACGTGCAACTCTATGCAGCCATTGGGCCAGCGAAGGGGACACGGATAGCCCCAAGGGAAGGGGAAGGGGAGTCGATCGTGTTGAATCCCTCCCAAGTTTTGGTGAGAGTTAAAGATTAGAAAGAAAGCTAAGCGGCTGGGTAGGGCGGATTAGCCTAGCATGGCTTCCACGTAGTAGTGCCAGTAGGGATCGCAGCCTAATCGGGCTTCAAGTTCACGCTCCCGGCCAACCTCTCCGAAGCGACGGCAATTTCCGCAGAAGCGCAGGGCTGCCACGTCCTCAGGCTCGAGAAGTCGAAAGCGTTGATTACTGACGTCTATGCCGCACCAGGCAAGACTTGGGTTGGTGGCCCTCTTGGCGTGGCGCACGGAATTTGGCAGGGCGACATAATCAGGCAAGTCGTTACTCTTCACTTGTTGGTTCATTGTCCGGCCTCCTGCTCGACGTGGCCAGCACAACCCGACGGGTGTCCGCCTACCATACACTCGCCGGGTTCCAGTTTCGGCATGGGAAATTCGCGGGCAATCAAGACAATGGCCGTCCTGTCCTGCGGGTAGACGGCGTTGACTATCTGGTAGTGCATGCCGTCAGGCATTCTGACTTCCAGCGTGGCATCGCAGATACCGGCGCGTGTCGTGGTGAGCATCGCGGCTATACGGTGCTTGAGTTCCTGTAGGTTGCCCTGTCTCATGCTTCCTCCTGTTTCTGGTTCCACCATGTGGAAAGGTGTGCCCATAGGGTTGGGTGTCTGGACGGTTGAACGAGGATAAGAGCGCCATAGGGTTCGCGCCTGTACCAATAGTCGAAGAACGCTTCGTGAAGGGAGTTGCCACGCCCGACGCAGCCAAGGGTTTCGATCTGGAATATGTCTCCGTATCGGCCAATAACGATCTGATCGCCGCCGCTAGCGTATCTGGCGAGTCCGTTAAGGATAGCTTCGTCTGTTGGTATGACTGGCTCCTCATTCACTGTTCAGCCTCCATAGCGCGCCAATTATAACACACTTCAGCCGTAAAGCTCTCATAAATGTATCAAGTGTGCGACAAGACGCAGGAAAAACTATCCAAGTGTCGCATTTATCTTGCGCTACCGTGTCGGCTATGGCACACTGTCCCGCGAATGGTTCCTAATCTAGAACAAATCAAGACAGCTTTACCCCCGACGGCGCCGCTATCCATCCTGACGCTGAACGAGTGGGAATTTCGCGCATTCCTGCGAACTATGGCGGAGCGCTACGGCTCTATCTCGGAACTGGCCAGGCGGATGGAGGTGGACAGGCGGAATCTGGGGAAGGTGATTAACGGGAAGAGATCGCCGGGGCCTGAGTTGTTGTCGAAGGTGAGTGTGCGGGTAGCGCGGGTTTATGAATTAACCGTGGAGACGGAGGCCGATGGAACAGCAATCACGGATTGAGCCGGAAATTTTACAGTCTGCAATTAAAGCGACCTGCGCGAAGTTCAAAAAGGCGACAGATGCATATTGCCAAATGCGCACCCGCCTCAATTCACATTTCTATGTAGGCAAGGACGAGTTGAAGACTGGGGCCGCTGGCGCTGCGTTCGACTTGATAGTCGAAGCCTACGACAAGCGTAAGCAGGTATTCAACGGCGCGGCCCAGGTGTGGCTGAACGACTTTAAAGAACTGCCCGATTGGGCCAAGGAAACAATCGCCTATCAGGCGGAGCGCGGCCTTACCGATCCGCTGTGGAAGACATGGGGGCAGTCCAATGGAATCACAGGCGCTTGAACAAGTGAGCGGCGACGATCAGCTATCCGTAGGCGACGACCGGGAATACGTGAAGGCGCTTCGGGCGGCGACGAAGGCAAAGGCGCTGATTGCGCTGCATGGGCCGGGGATAGACAAGATCGTTGAGATTGCCGCGACAGGCAAGGACGGGGAAGCGCTACGGGCCATTCAGATGCTAGGCCAGCTAACCGGAGACCTGAAGTCGGGCCATTCGGTTGAAGTCAAACTTTCATTCGACCAGTTGAGACAGAAGCGGCAGGAGAACGCTTCGGAAACTGGGGGCCTCTTTGAGATTCGAGGCGAAGTGATAGAGGGCGACATAGAAGAATATGAGCCGGACAGCGACTAAATTAGAGTCCACAGCCGAAGACCCGTTCATTGACGCCGCGCGTCTCGCAGCCGCCGCGTCCGATCCGGCGCGGGTTGATTCCGAAGTCAAGAAGTGGAAGAAGAACCCCGAAAAGTACATTGAGAAGAATTACGCGCGAATCGTCGAATACGACTTCCCGGTGTTTGCCGGCGCGAATATCTGGATAACAGGGAAGCAGGGACGGCGCGTCAATCTACTGTTTAACCGCGTTCAGCGGCAGTTGTGGAAGTGGTTCCTGGAAGACCTTGCGGCTGGGCGACCCGTGCGCTGGTACATCATCAAGGCCCGTCAAATGGGCGTCTCTACGTTCTTTCTGGCCCTCTACTACTGGCTTACCGGACTTCGGCCAAACCGCAATACTCTGATCGCCACGCACGACGAATCGTCGGTAAACACCTTCAATCAGCGATTCCGCTCCATGCACCACGAATCGCACGAACTGTTGAGAAGCCCCACGATTCTGGACAGGCGGGACGCCGTTGTATTCGGGAACAAGACGACGGCAAGGCAGGCAGGGGCGGGCGTAGGCCTGAATAGCCGCGTCATTTTCGCCACGGCAGGCAGGGACGAGCTAGGCCGATCAGACAACTACCACATGGTTCTGTTGTCGGAGTTCGCAATCTGGCCTGACCTGGGGATTGACGTTGCGGCGCAAATGGGGGCGCTCAATCAGACCATACCGAAACTGCCAGGAACGATTGTTATCCGCGAATCCACGGCCAAGGGCCACAACGAAGCGAAACGAATGTGGGACGATCCGGAGGACGGCTACCGCAAGATATTCATTCCCTGGGTAGCGTTTGACGAATATAGGCGGCCACGGCAAAGGCCATTGGGCGACCTGTGCGGGACGGACGAAGAGGGCGGGAGAACCACGCGCTTCGGCAATGAACTCGAAGAGGCGCGGATTATCAGAGACGCGCTTGAGATCTGGTACACGGACGAGATAGCGGCAGGCGGGGAAGAGTGGCTAGAGAAAGAGATTGAGTCGCGGCTGAATTGGCGCAGGTACACGATAAACGAAGACTGCAACGGTGATATTCACACCTTTCGGCGTGAATATCCAACGACGCCGGGCCATGCGTTTGCCAATCGAGGACGCCATGTCTTCGATAGCAATTCACTTGAGCTTATGCGACTGGCCGTGAAAGAGGAGGCGATTAAGCCCCTCCGCTTCGCCTATGTCCACAATCCCGAAGTGTTAGACCCCAACACTAAGTTTCAGGTTGACCCTTACGGCTCCTTGCGAATCTACAGGACGCCGGAGGCTGGGCAGGCTTACGTCATAGGCGTTGACCCGGCTATGGGGATACCCAATAGCGGCGATCCTTCCGCGCTCGTTGTGCTGTCGGTTCCCGACCTGGAAGAAGTTGCTAGCTTTGCTGAGATCGTGACGCCTGACAGATTTGGCGAACTCGTCTACTACCTCGGCATGATCTTCAACACGGCGCTTGTGGGCGTCGAGAACAACGAGCGGGGCGGATACGCGATAAACCTCAAGCTCGCGCGGGAAATGCATTATCCAAGGCTCTATTACAGGTTTGACCCCTTCGATAAGAAGGCGGCTTCGAAGCCCGGCTACGCGACCACGGAGACGAATAAGAGCGTCAACGTGGCAATGCTTCAGCAGTTGATACGCGACCACGAAATACTTTTCAGGACCGACGAAGTTATAGACCAGTTGCAGCATTACATGCTTTTGGAGAACGGCGACATGGGCGCGGCTGCCGACAAGCACGACGATTTGGTTTCAGCGGCGCTAATCGCCTGTCATCTTTCGACAAAGATTCACCTTTACGGCGCCGCTTCCCCTGTAGCGCCCAAAGGCAGCTTTTCGTGGTGGCAGCAGAAACACGAACAACGGAGACGACCCGGCTTATTTGGATATAGGTAATGGCTACTAGAAAGAAAAAACAGTATCAAGGCGAACCGGCGGGCAAATCCGTTACAACGCTCTCCACGGTCAAAGCGCCCTTCACGCGAGAGACAGGCGACGGGAAGAAGGACGGGCCAATCTGGCTATCACGGCTGGCCAAGACCATGCGGTTGCGCGAAGAAATGCGGAATGGCTCAAAGGATTGGAAGCGCTATTACCTGTGGTTCGAAGGTGAGCAGTGGATGGAACGCGGCATGGATAGCCATACCCTTGCCTCTGACAACGCCCGCAATACGGCCACGGTGAACATTACAGGCAGTATCGCGCTCTCCTATATGCCATTCCTGATAAACGGGCAGATCAAGTTCAAACTGAAGCCGCGTAAAGAAGAGGAGACGACGAGCGCCGACATTCAACAGGGCTTGCTCAATTACGAGTGGGGCGAGCGCGGAATGACGGAGGAATGCAAGGCCATTGTCCACGACGTGACTGTTATCGGCCACGGGATAGGGAAGACCGGCTATGTCGTGGAAGTGGACGAAGCGCGGCGCAAGGCTGACGGTGAGATTGAATACCGGGACTATATCAAGAAAGACGCGGCCTATCTCGAGCGCGTTGACCCGTTGCTATTCCTGAAAGACCTCGGCGCTAAAGATGGGACGCTGAAAACGGCGCGATGGGTGGCTGAATGCTCGTTCGACAGCTACGACGATGTGATGGCCAACACGAACTATAACCGCGAAGCCCTGCAATTGATCCATACCGGGGCCTATACGCTGGCTATGCGGGCGGGCTTCGAGGGCGCCAGTAGCAATGATCCGGTATGGGGCCAGAAACTCAGTCAGACGGTTCCCGAAGACAATCTAGTAGCGAAGTGGGAAATCTACGACAAGAAGTTCCGCAAGCGTTACATCTACGCTGAAGGCGTTCCCGTTCCGTTGCTTGAGGAAGAATGGCCATATCCGTATCTGGACGGCTTTCCTTACACGCAAATTGACTTTATCAAGGTGAATAACCGGCCTTACGGCATGGGCGTCATGCGCCTTGCCGAAGACCAACAGATTCAGCTTAACCGTATCAGGACGGCCCAATTCCTTCATATCCGCTCACATAACCGCAAGTTTATCGGCATTACCGGCTCCTTCGATACGGACGAAGCGACGAAGTTTACCGACCTGCCCGACGGCGCCCTGATTATGGCCGAGAGACCCGACGCCATAGCGCCGATTCCCGACGCGCCAATGTCGCCGGACTTCGAGCGAGTTGAAGGGCGGATCGCGTCTGACACAACGCAACTCACTGGCGCTGACGATCTCTTGCAAGGCAAGGCGCTGCCAAGCCGGACAACGGGCGTTGAGATCACGGCCCGCACAAGTATTCAACGCCTGAAGGCTGACGACAGGGTGAGCGCTGTAGAAGTCGGCGTAACCGAACTTGCGCGCCAGGTTCTCCACCATTTGAAGGCCAATCGCACACTCCCCGACGTGGTTCGAATCGTCGGCGCTGAGGGCGCGAAGTGGCGGGAATACGAACCGGACGACATTCAAGCCGACGTTGACGTAGAGGTTCAATACTTCAGCGCCCCGAAGTTCGACCCGGCGCTAGATCGCCAACAGTGGCTACAGATTCTACAAGTCATCGTCCAGGCCATGCCCGCGCTGGCTGAATCAGGATCACCTGTTCAGGTGGACTTACCCGCCGTGCTGGGCGCTGTGCTGAAGCGCTTTGACGAACCGGAGGTCGCGCGCTTCTTTAGGCCCGCGCTCCAACCGACGCAAACATTCGAACAGCCGGAAGGTGGAACGACCCCCGCATTGGCGGGACAGTCGGCTCCTTCGGAAGTGCCACAGGAACCGGGGGGCGAAATGTCGCCCGAAGTGGCAGACCTACTCATGCAACTGACAGGTGGAGGCGTCGGGGGCGCTGGCGCTCTGCCGACGGTTTAAACAATGAACAGAAGAAACTTTCTAACAGGACTACTAGCAACCGCAACTATCGCCGTCGTCGCATCGCCGCTAGCACTGCCCGGTTATGGCGTGGCTCCCGCCGTTGCGCTTGACGAGGTGATAGCCCGAACGTTGAAGAACTACCAGCAGGTCATGCTGGACAATCTCACAAGGCCCTCCCTGTTATACGCAGCACTGAAAAGCAGGGGGCTTTTATCTCCCGCTACCAGAGAAGAAATCTGGGGAGCGTAACCGTTTAGAGGGGAGAATCAATGGGAAGCCTTGAATACGAATACAAGCAGCTACAGAAAGACTACGAGGCGCTAGAGAGTCGCGGCGTTGACGCAAGACTTGCGGCCGCCTATGAGGACTTGAAACAAGCAACCGACGCGTATAACGAGACGCGGGCGGATTATCGGCAAGCGCAGCGTCAGGAGCGCCCGGCAGGCGACCTGAAAGCCGCGTTCGACGTCGCGATGTTCCGCCATGAGGCAGGCTCTAAGGCTTTCAATCAAGAAGTCTCGGCCACGATAAAAGGCACTGGGGTCGTGCCACTTCTCGCGGAAGCAATGCTTGACATTCAGCGCTGGAACGGGTTCCACGCCAAAGGGCTAGCGAAAATTATCAGCAATCACAGGAGGCTTATGGTAACCGAAGATGAAACGACGGACGTTACAGTCGGCGGCATTGACGCCTTGATTCTGCCCGCTATTACCGACCTCAAAGAGGCTTGGTACGGGATGGAAATAGACAAGAAGAAATACAGGATAGCTTTAGAGGATGAAACGGAAGACACCGTATATCTGAAAATCGTCAAGAAACCACTCACCACAGGAGAAAAATGAGAAAAACACTTTTCGCACTCGCGTTCACCGTTCTGTTCGCCACTTCGGCCATCGCGCAGGACAAATCCCCCGACAAAGTGAAACTCAGCGTCGGGTTCGTGAACACTGAATACTCGTTCGAGTCGCTGTTCGGCACGGAATACGCGCAAGGGCTGTCGGCTGAACTCGACGCCCGAATATTCAAGAAATCCGCCGTTCGTCTCGGAGGCGTGTTCCAGTTCAACCGGGCCAATATCGGCGCCGATCTGCCGCTTGACACCTACAGCTTCGGCCCGCAGTTGAGCGTGGACTTATTCAAAGGCGTCGTGTCGCCGTTTGGACGTGCGCTCTTTGGCCTTCAGACGGCTTACAACAGCGATCGGCAGTTCACGCGTACATACGGTGTGGGTGTGGATGTGAATTTAGGCCACGTGTTCATTCGTCCGGCTGTGATTGATTGGATTCGCACGGAAGGATTCAACTCCCCCTCAACGCAGCGTTTCGGCGCCGGCGTCGGCGTTAGATTCTGACTCACTTCAAAACAGGAGAACTATGAAACTCAAAATCATTCTTATGTTCATCATTCCCAATCTTCGTTGGGCCGCTGAATTACTTCGCGCTAAAGACGACAACTCAACCGGCTTTGACGATGAAGCGGCTGAAGCTATCGACTTCGCGCTGACCCGTTTGGAGAAATATTCCACAGAGGTTTAGTAGTGCCCATTTACGAATGGCAATGTCCGGTAGACGGCAATCAATTTGAACTACTTATGCCGCGACTACCAGCAGACGAACGCGCCGCATGTCCTGAGTGCGGCGCGCCGTCGCCCCTTGTTTGGTCCTTGCCCGTAATGCGGCCTGACGCCAATTGGTTCTACGGCGAGACGATCAAGGGCCATGGCTATCTAACCTCTGCGTCGAAGATAGCGCGCGCGCGCAAGCAAGCAGGGATTGTCGAACTCTCAGGCCGTGACGACAGGGAAGCGATAAAGAAGACGGCGGAAGAGGCGCGCAAAGGCTGGGACGCGAAACTAGAGAAGCAGTCGCGCAGGGTTTTCGAGGAGGCGTTCGCGGGTTCCGGGGTGATTGATTCATTCGGAGAACCCACAGCCGACGCCTGCAAAAAGCTATCTGACACCCCGATTTCGTCAGGGAAAGACCCGCGCGTAACCGGATAAATGTAGACAGTTTCACAGATTAGACTTGTTGCAAGTATGGAATTGTTCTATACATGGGAGTATTAAATTATGGGGAACACGATTACAACGCCAGTCGAAGGCTCCAACGTCCGTCAAGGCGCCAATTACGTGAAAGATGCCAACGGCAGAGTTGTGGTAGCTGGGCAGACTGGAACACCTCTGGCGTCTCCGTCGCCGGAGCAAACGGGCGGCGCGGCAGTGGCGCTGGGTAATACTGCGCCGCCCGAAGCCACACCACCCCCAAGGGAATTGAGCCTGATTGAGCAATTCCATCCGTCACTTGATCCGCGCAAAGTTGAAGTCTCCTTCGAGAACGGGCGCATAAAAGTCGCGCCGCGAGTCTTCGAGGAGATTGGAGCGGAAGGCGCTGAGACGGACGCGGGCGGGGAACTGCCCGAACTCAGCGCGCAGCATGAGGCAGTGCCGGGCGGCAGTGAGGCCCAACAGGCCGTAGCAGCGCCGTCGGTCGAAATGGCCGAACTTCGCGCGCAGGTCTCCCAACTCAAAGAACTCTTGACGGCGACCCTTCAGGGCAAGGCGCCCGAAGCCGCCGCGCCCGCAGAGCCGGACTATTCGGAGATAGACCTTTACGACCCGCAGACCCTTGCGGGCTTCATTAAACAGAACGTTCGCAGCGCGGCGCAGGAAGTTATGGCCCCCTACCAGCAGGGCAATGAACACTCGCGCCGACAGCAGGAATATCACGCGCTAGCAGCGCAACGCGGCACGGAACCCGACTTTCAACCGAAAGTCTTGGCCGCGATTGAGCTTGTACGGAGCAATCAGGCGTTGACCGTCGGTCAGGCTTACGACGTTATCAACTCCATTGCGCCCATTCTTACCCCGCAACAGCAGGCCGCCCCCCAGCCCGGCGCGCCTAAATTAGCCACGCGAACGATTACCCAGGAGCAGGCCGAAGCGAAAAAAGCCCAGGCCGCAAAACTCCCCGCCACAAGTGGAGTGCGAGGCGCAGCGAATCAGCAACCCCCAGCCGACATCAAGGACCTGGGGAAGTTGATTCTCTGGAATCTTCAACAGGCGTCACAGGGAAACTAGCGCAAGCTAGCCGGACGTCAGGAGAACCTCATGCTCGATACCGTTTTTAACCGGGTCGTGGCTACCAGCTTAAAGGGCTACAGCCGCGTCATCACGGATAATATCACCACAAATCAGGTGATTCTGTGGAAGTTGGGGCAGATGGGCGGAATCGAAACCCGGCCAGGCGCGACATCCATAGTTGAACCCGTCATCATTGACGATAACCTGAGCGTTCAAAGCTACGCCGCTTTTGACCCGCTCAATATGACCCTCAGTGCGGGAATCACGGCGGCGGAGCAGGCCTGGAAGCAGATTGCAGGCGTGGGCCAGATCGCCGGAATCGAGAAATTCAAGAACTCAGGGCAGGCCGCGCAGGTCATTAACCTGTGGGACGCGATAGGGAAACAGCTTTCCCTGTCAATGCGCCGAACTGTCAGCGCGCAACTCTTCAACGACGGGACCGGGAACGGCGGAAAAGACCTGACGGGCTTACTTTCCGCAGTTCAGGCCGGGCCTCCGTGGAACGTGTACGAAGAGATTGATTCGAACGCCATTCCGAACTGGCGCAACTACTACGACGGCACTCCCAACATTACCGCAGAAGACGCCGCCGCCGTCGGAATATTCCGCACAGCATGGACTAAGCTCGTTAACGCCGGATTGGGCGGCTCTGACCGTCCCGACATCATGATCACGACCCAAAAATTGCATGAGTTCTGGGAGACGAAAGTGCTCATGCCAATCGAGAACTACGAGCGCGTACAGTCGAACGAAGACATGGCCCGCGCCGGGTTCACGAACTTCCTTTTCAAGGGCGTTGCCGTGGTGTGGGATCGGGATATGTTGCCAAACCTTCCGAGCACAGCCGCCGGAATGGGTAGTGTGGCGCTCAACCTCGATTACGCGAAGTTCGTTATGGGCGAAGGCTACGACTTCACCTTTACCGATCCGATTCGTCCCGACAATCAGGACGCGGAAAGCGTTCAGTGCTTGCTGTACGCGAACTTCCTGCTTACCAATCGCCGCCGTCAGGGCCGCACTAACTTCCAAACCGCCGTGTAGAGGGATGACTAGGAATGCCTGAAAAAATAGACTTCAACAGAGTTAGCGCAGTCCCTGAGTTTCCTTTGGGAGACGCTTTAGGTATGTCCTATGTCAAGGCATCGGCGGGCGCTTTAAGTACAGGCTCTGGCGATGTCGTTATACAGGCGACGGAAACCACGAGCGCTAGCGCTGGCGTAGGCCAAGCGTACATCTATTAAGGAGATTTATGGCAATTCAAACACAGGGAATCAATCCTCTTCAGGTTGACCCCGGAACGGCTCTAGGCGTGGGCAATCTCTATCCGCCGGGCCTTGAAGTCGAAGACCCGCGCGGCGGCGTATTCGCTGGAAATACGATCAAGTATGTCCAGAGCAATACCGTCGCATCGCCGACCGCTATTTTAGCCGGTGACGCTGTGAGGCTGGACTTCAGCGTCACCGCCGCCTTCAGACGTCACACCGTGGTTCAGACCTCAGCGACGCTCCAAGTACTAGAGGGAGTTTCTCTCGCGGGCGTCATTTCTCCGACGAACTCAAACGTCGCTCAGTTCTCGTGGTTCTGGATCACCGTCAAAGGGTATGTGGCGAACGCGAAAAGCCTCGCGGCAGGCGTGGCCGGTTCGGCGCTTGAAACTTCAGCCACGGCAGGGTCGTTGACTATCGCCACTGCGGCGGCTGCCGATGCTCTAGTTTTAGCTGCTGGGCGGCGTGCATTCGCACTTGTCACTCCAGCGGGGGCACCAAACGTGGGCGACATAGTACTAGGAGGATAACCATGCCAAGCAAAGTTTCTAAACCGTCGGGCGGCGTAAAAGGCGGGGCTATCAAGACCTCCGCGCGGGAGATTTCGCACGCTTCGCCTGCGCGTCCAACGAATCAGGGCGGGCAACTCGTCGGCGGCTATCCGGCTACTTTTGGCGTCGGATCGTCGCGCGGCAAGACGGGCAGGCCGCACAAGATCAAACGGGCCAAGAAATACTGAGGTAGACAGTCAACTACCGCCAGCTAGAAGCAGGCGGCTTGTCGTTCGCGGCGAGAGCGACGATTTTCAGGCGTAGGCTTTCCGGCCCCTACGCCCCAGCAGATTTTCACTGAAGGCCGGTTGACAGTATCCGTTGCCGAACACATTATGCGGCCTCTACGCGATTCGGAAAACCGAACCGCTGAGACTTCAAGATTTTACCTATGCAAGTAGTGCGTAGAACCTTATATCCGGATTTTCAAAGAGGCCGTTTCCACCGCAAAGCGGCTTCGTGCCTATGCGGCAATATACGTATGTTGCTGTATTTGGTTTCAATTAACCTCGCGGAATTTCAAGAGGGGATCGGCTCGAAGACTCGCCGATGCGAAATTCCCCTGCCGTCTAAAGCGCGGCAGTCCCCTTTCGGGAAACTTATGGGGGTTTCAAAAATCTCACAACTGGTAGCGGCTGAAAAGGCCGCTACCGCCTTAACCGGCATTGATCCGCAAGACCAGCAGGCAATCAACAGCCAGCGAGCCATGGAGCAGGAGCAGGCGCGGCTTACGGCTGAGAAAATCGAACTGCCGAAGGGGACCGGAAAGACATTCATTTTGCAGGAAATCAAGGTCGATCAGTTCAACCTGATCCGCCGAATGGTCGAACTCACGCCGTCAATGTGCAAGGAAAGAAACTGTGGCTACGACGCGGCGAAGCAGGCCGGATACAACGCAGGCTGGGAGACAGTCCCACAAGCCCAGGTCTTGCCGTCGGGTAAGACAATGGGGGACACGCTTCTTGGGCTACTTCAGTACCACGTTGCCACGGCCCACGGGATGTCCAATTCGCACATTATGAGCGAAGAGGAAGTGGGGCAGCAGCAGGGATGGACGCCGGTGCCGGGCTTCCTGACAGCGGCACAGGCTTGATTTTAGGGGCAGCCCTGGACGGCCCGCCAAGGTCGAAAGCACGCGCATTGGCTATGAACGAGTGAATCTGTTGGGGCTACAGCCGCGTGCAGGTCCGTGAGGGCTTGCACGCGGCGACTAAAGGGGAAGCATTGGCGACACCGAACAGCATCGCGGTCGAAATCCTACAGGACATGGAGAAGGCGATAGATAACGCCGGGGCCGTGACTCGCACGGAGACGCGCGTGAATAACGCCCTGGATGAGATCGCCATTGCAACCAACTGGAACACGTTCCGCACGCGGGGCACGTTCTCGACTGTCATTGCGCAGGCGCAGTATCAACTCCCTGTGGGCGGGCGGGAGATTATCCAGCTTCGATACCTCGATACCGGGGAACCGATCCCGCTTGTGACCATTCAGGAGGCGGCGCGGAGAACGATTAAGTTGGAGGACGCGGGACGCGCGCGGGCGTGGCTCGAAGACGGCAATCTTGTTTCCGGCGTGAACGTTCTCTATCAGTACCGGCTTGCCCCTGTTCCGGACTCCATTCTTACCGTTGAAAGGGAATGGTTCTATCACCCGTCCGAAGTCGCGTCGGCTACGGTTCTGCCCGTACAAGATCAACACATTGTTTTGGTGAAGGATCACGTCAAGGCGCGGCTGTTGGAGATAGATCAGAAATACGACGCGGCGGACAGGTGCCAGCGGCGATTCGACGCCAATCTTGCGAAGCTTGTGAAGCAGGAGCTTTCCAAGGTGGCGAAAATGAACGTCCTCAAGCAAAGCGACCTGAGCAATATTCGGCGCAGAGAGCGGCCCATATTCGACCCTAGCCATTTCAACAATGGCTGGTCCTAGGGCTTTAAAACGCAAATGCGGGGTATTTAAATGGCGGCCAGCACGAATTTAGATTCAATAGGTGTCCAACCAATCCGCGTCCCTGACTGGCGCCTAGGGATCAACACTGCCACTCCGCCGACCGAAATAGCCAACAATGAACTTCAAGACCTGTTGAACTTCGAGTTCGACACCTCCGGCAATCTATCCACGAGGCGCGGCGTAACCGAACTTCTTTCCACTACCTTCGCGGGCCGGATTACATCTCTCCACTACTTCACGACGGAGAGCGGGGAAGTCGGCGTACTCTTCACGACCGGAACCACGCTTCGAATCGTCGAAACCAACGGCACAGGGCTAACAACCCTTTCCGGCGCACTAACGCTGCCGTCGGATACATTCTGGCAATGGGTGACGTTCAACGGGATTGCAATCGGCGTCAACAAGGCGACCAGCGGAGACAACCCAATCAAGGTGACAGCGGCGGCTGCCGCAACGGCGTTGCCTGGAAGCCCGCCGAAGGGCAAGTACATTGAGGTTTGGAACAACCGTGTATGGATCGCTTCAGCGGCGGAACCCAATCAGATTTGGGGAAGCGTGCTAGGCAATCCCGAAAGCTGGACTGTCACGGCTGGATTGGCCACGTCGGCTATCACGCTGGATATTGACCCTGACGACGGCGACTTGATTACCGGACTCTTCGCCACGCGGGACGCGCTCTACGTCTTCAAGCGCAAGCGCATTTATAAACTCGTGGCCGCCGCGCTGCCCAACACCGACCCGGCGAATCTGCGCGTTGAGATAGTGACGCAGAACATAGGCTGTTGCTCGCCGTACTCGATTCGTCAGGTGGTTGACGACGTTCTTTTCTTGTCCGATCAAGGGGTAGCGTCCCTCAAGCTGGTGGAGACTGCCGAAAACTTCCGCACGGCATTCTATAGCCGGAATATCGCGGAGATTGGCGCGTTTCCGAAGACGACGGAGGAAATCCCCGCATTCCTCTTCGACACCGCCGCGCAATATTGGCTCTCAATCCCGACCGCTGTTTCACCGACCGCCACGCCGAACGTGTACGCAATGGACTACCTCAAGCTGAATGAGGGGTTTGTTCGCTGGACCCGCTTTGACGGATTGGTTGCAGGGACGGCCTATACTGCATTCCCGGCCTCGACAGGAAAGGTCTACCTAATTGGCGCAATCAACGCGGCGGGGACGTACCAGATTTACAAGTACCTACCGCGCGAGACAACCGCGCTGTTCTCCGACAATGGGGCCGCCTACACAAAGGCGATGGCCATGAAGTCGTTTAATGGCGACGTTCAGCTAATCAACAAGTTCTGGCACGAATGGGCGCTGGGATTAAACCTCCTGAGCGCCACGGCCCAGTTGCAGGTGACCTACTATTTCGATCAGAACCTATTGCGTGGCGACTCCTATTCCTTCGGCCTTGCGGGCACGGTCACAGGCGCGCTGTGGGCTGCCGGGCTATGGGGCGCGGGCCTATGGGGAACGACCTTCAGTGGGGCATTCGACATTGTGAGAGATTTGAAGTCGAACGACTTCGGGCGCGAATCGCAGGACATTACTTTCAATGTTTTCAACTCGCAGAACGGGGAAGGCTTCACCTTGCAAGATTTCCAGTTATGGTTTGCGCCGCTCAACGAAAGAAGAGTTACGGACGTTTGATAGGGGATTATTATGGCTCTAATAAGTAGATTTGTCGCCAGTTTTCAGGCAATCATTCCGGTGCCGAACCTGAACGGGTTGGATAGTGAGTTCAACCAAGTTGTGGGCGCGAACGGCTTATTGAACGGCGGTTCGTCCACTAATCGCATACTCACGAAATACAACCACGCGACGGAACCCGTCGCAGAGTTCGACCAGCTAGGCGCGGGGAATCTTCTCACTCTCAAACAGAATGGCGTTTCAAAGCTCGCTATCGCCAACAGCGGACAGATAAGCTCCGCCGTGACAGCCGGGACCGCGCCAATTGCCGTGGCGTCTACGACTGTTTGTCCAAATCTGAATGCCGATTTACTGGACGGCTTGAATAGCATCTCATTCGCTCTAGCAACCGCAAAGACGGCCTTTTCCATCTCGTTCGGTGTCGCCGACCCGTCTACGCCGACCGTGGGCGGAATCATCCCTGGTACGGTTACCTGGGTATGCCCTGACGGCGTGTCCGTCACCGTGACGAAAATCAGCGCGGTGTATCAAACCGGCAGTCATGCTGGTGGCACGGGACTGGCTTTCCAGCTTCAACACCGCTCTGCCGCGAGTAGCTGGGTCACTGTTACGAACTTTGGAACGATTGGGATAGACGCGGTGAACAATGTCCCACTTGTCGTTTTTACTGTAGATATAGTGGATTTCCCGATTAGTCCCGGTGACACCTTGATAATGTTCATTAGTTCCAGAACCGGCGTTGTTACCGAAAGAGATGTGACTATCAGCGCTCGCGGAACGCAGCAGGTGTTTTAATGCCGACAACAACACTCAATCCGGCAAGCAATCAAACACCCGACGCCACGCTAGGCGGCGTGGCTGTGACCGGCCCCACAAACACCGGTCACAGTTCTACGCTGGCTTCGGCCAGCGGCGCAGGCGGCGCCCAGTCGAAGTCCTGCCGATGGTTTTCGTTCCCCGCTGTTAGCGCGTTCGGAATACTGTCTGTGACGCTGAAGATTGATCACACGTCGAGCGGTAGCCTGACAGGCGACGGCGCCGGGAACGAATTTCTCTTACAGTACAGCATAAATGGCGGCGGTTCGTGGATAACGGCAGTTCAAAGGGACTTATACACAGCCTCTCAGGGACCGACAACGTTTTCCGTTGCGCTGTCCATTGCGCAGAATTTAACGCAGGTTCAAGTGCGCGACCTTTTAGACGTGGTGACCGTTGACGTGGGCGAGACAGCGTCGGCGACGGCGACTATCGCAAATATTAAGATTGAAGTCGTGACGGCGATTCAGAATCAATTGCTTGTGATGATGTGAGACTAAATCAAATCCTCCCCCTAAGAGGATGAAATGAGGTTTATAAGGGTGATAGAACGCAACGGCGATAATGTATGGCTGGCGGGTATGGGCACGATCATCGGACTGGCAACGGGGCTGCATTGGATCTGGCAGCTTGCCGCGTCGGTACTGACAATGATCGCAGGGGCCGTCATTCTGCATTTCGTAAAACGGGAACTTAACCAGCGCTGGCCGATCAAGCGCTTGGACACTGACGAGACGGAATAGTCAATGAGCCTTACCCGCGTCTACGCAACTCTGAACAATCTTATCATTCGCAAGCTTGGCGATGTGGGCGGGCCTTCGTCCAGCAGGGTAGACGAGGAACTAAACCGGATTATCGCGTGGGTAAGAAGTTCCCCCCGCAATATTCACCGCAACTTTGCGAAGGTGGATAGTGTTGGGGTTGGGCCAGACGTACTGCATACCTTCTCCCTGCCTGCTAATAGCTTGGAGACAAACGGCGATTATTTAAGCGTGTGGTACGCTGGCAACTTTGCCGCCAACGACAGAGACAAGGGAGTACAGGCGCAATTTGACGGGCAAGATTATGCTGGGGCCGGGGCTGTTGATTTAGACATTGCGGGCGGCTGGGCTTTCGTCAACAGGATTGCGCGAATTGACGCTACTCACGTTCGAATCTCTCATTTTTACCTAGCCAATATAATGGCTCTGGATTCAGCTAACGCGCCGCAGTCATTTACAGAGGGCGGGATAATGGCTTGTAGAAACACCAATCTGACTGTAGCGAACCTGGCTTCAACCGCAATCACTATGAGAGTCAGATCAGTAGTAGGGGTAGGGGCGGCAGCCGCTGACGTGTTCCAGAATATGAGCATCATTGAACTGACCCAGCAGTAGCGTAAATGGAACAGTTTTGCGCTTGCGAAACAGGCGGGGAAGGTGGTAGGCTGCGATAGTTCTTTGGGGCAGATTTCCTGCTGTTTCAGTTCGATTTGGTTCTTTATTGGGCTAACGATTAAGGCCGGTCAGCAATTGACCGGCCTTTTCTTTTGCCTATCCTGCTGGGGTAGACATGCTACCAGTGCGTCTGATAATAGATATTAGGTAATTAGCGGGGAATTTCGGTTTGTTTTTAAAGGATTTATCGGCCAGGTGGGAAGGGAAAGCCGCCACTGGATTCTGGTCCAATGACGGCCTTTGCCTCAACTTACTACCGTCGCGGGGCGACTGATTGCTACACGGAAGGTCGCCCGTTCAAGTCAACGACAGAGTAGCGCGCCCCTCATTCGGTGTCAACGTCTCGGCCTGCATGATCCTCGCCTCCATGCAATTCGTGCAAGCCGTCGGCGATCCATCCAACCCAGCCGCGCCAGACAGTAACGCGCGCAACTTTGTACTCACAGGCAGAGGCAAGGATAAGGAACATAATCAGCGCCCCACGCCAAAATGATTTGTTCATCATGCCACCTCCGCAAGTCTCACAGCGGCAGCCGCCAAGCAGGCGGGCAGGTCTTTTAAAAGCTCTTCAGCCTTGGCGGCCATCTCTTTCCCTTCCGCGTCAGTTCCCCGAAGCTGCAACGCTCGTATCCAGTGAAGCGCCTCGAATATCCTGTCCGGCGCATCCACGACATCTAGGCTCGATTCCGGCTTGCCTTCTGCGGAAGCGGAGTAGTTTAAAGCTAACGATTCCCTCTTGGACATCTTTTTTCTCCTTCAAAAGTTCGTGTAATGCCAGTGGCCCAAAGAACGCTGCAACCGGCCTGACTTTCCGCTGGCAATCAGCGCATTTCGTGCGCCAAAGTATCTGGTAGCCGTGGACTAATTGCCGCCGCTTTTTACCTCTGTATTCTACCTCAATTTCAGCCTTTCCGTGCGGCGTTGAGAGTTCGTAGCCCTTGGGATGTGGCGGCCTGCTGTCGCTGTGTTTCCAATCAGTTAGGGGCAGTTTGCCAGTACTGGCATTCTGTTGATTTGCCAGTACTGGCATTTTAGCTGGCAATGGCGATTTGCCAGTACTGGCAAACGGGAGAACATTCCCCAATTTGCCAGTACTGGCAAGAGGCGGTTTTCCAGCCTCCGCTACTTCGGCCCCTACTCGCTCGATATGGCCAGGAGCAGCGCCACTATGCAGAACGCTACTACTCCGCTCGGCAGCGTTAGGAACGCGCTCACTACTAGGCCGCAAATGCCGATTGTCAGCAGGATTAGTATTATCCATGCTTTTGTTTTGCTCACTTTTCACCTCCATTGGTTGTTCGGGTTCCACCTTCGCCGCCACCGGCCCCCTTCCCTTCTCCGTGGCGGCGGCTATTTTCCCACTTGGTTAGGCCAATTCACCTCTTGCTCTTTCGGCTGCTGCAAGTTGTCGTCTATGCCGTCGCCGTTCAGGTCCCATTCCCAAAGCAGGGCACAAATGCCGAACGCGACAATGGAGGTCAACAGTTCGGCGATAGCGAAGCCGAGTAGCCAGGGTGTATACGTCGCCATGACCTGATCTATGGTCTGCGGCTTATCGGCGGGCGCCGATACTGCGGTCGTGGCCTCAGCAGTTGGCGCGGTTGCTGCTGACGTGGCCAGCCTAGCGCCGCGCGGCGCTTGAACCCCAAGCTTGCGCGCTTCGGCGTTGCGCCACGCTTCAGCGTTGAACCTTTTTGTCTCCGCCGCAATCAGATCCTTTTGGCGCTGGGCTGTGGCCTCGGCGCGCTTGTCGGCCCGGTCTTCGTCTTCGTGGCGGGCGGTTGTAGCTTGCTTGGTGCCGCTGATCTGGCGCGCTAATACCCAGTGAAGGGCCAGATTGCCCGCCAGGACAAGATCGATAGCGAAAGCCGCGATCAGAACATATCGTTTTACTTTTGGCGTAGCGAAGGCGCTTGCGACAGCGAAGATGATGGCCATGCCCATGGTGGTTATAACCATGCCGGTTGCTAGCCAACTCGCATCAGGGAAGACCGTATAATTGGCGACTATGACCAGCACGCCGGGGATAATCACGGCGAAAACTATGCCCGCGACTTTACCCCAGGTGAAACTGCGCGGTTGTGGTTGCATTTCGTCCCCTTGTAGTCAAGGGACTCGGTAGGCTTGGCGGGTTTGCTTAACTGAAATGAATAGGCTAAATACAAACGCGCCCTGCGCTTCCGAAGTCCAAGTTTCGGTTAAGAGCGGTAGAGGGTTAAAGCCTCTACCGTTCACGCAGGGCGCATAATACGACTAATCAGGGAAGGGTGCAATTTTAATCCCCTTCCCCCTCCTTCGGTGCGAGGGCGGCTTGACGCGCGCAGTCGGGCTTGTGGCCACCGTCCGCCTTTTCCAGCGCGTCGCGCAGGTGGCCCTCGCTTACCACCAAGTCCCTGATTTCCCGATGTAGTTTCTTGTTGACCTTCTCCAACGTCGCCGCCTGCGCTTTGGCTTTCTCTATACCCAGTGATAACGCCTGATTGCCTGCGACCACTTCTTCATAGGCTTCCAGTAGGTCTCCAAGTCGCCCATTCATCTCATCCTTGAGCACCTGAAAGTTCTGCGCGCATGCTTCGGCTTGCTCTGCGCGATATATCCATTCGGCCATTTCGTCGCGTTCGCTGGCCAACTGCGCCTTCAGCCGAACGCCTTCGTCAACGGCGGTGAGCCAGCGCTTAGTCTCGGCGCCCAACTGCGCCACGGCGTCGTCAACTTGTCCGCACATGCGGACGTTTTCGGCCTCAAGTTCTTTAATCCTTCCCTGCGCCTTGTTGTGCGCCTCAACCAGCGCCCGCACACCCTCCGGCCCCAGCGCCGACTCGACGGCCTGATAGCCTTCGTCGAGCGATTGGCGGGCGGCGAGTTTGGCTTCAAGCTCGGCGATGCGTCGCCTGTGTTCTATCCAGTCGCTGGCCAGATCCTCCCAACTGAACATATTGGAATGTAAGTTGGCTATTTCGGCTTCGTTTGATTCGCTCATTTCCCCTCGCTTTCGTCTTCGGCTTCCACCGTCCGGTTAATCGCTAGAAGTAAATCATTCGTGTCGCTGTCATACGGAATCAGCACGCGCTGTCCGGCGTTCATTAACTCGCCCACGCGCTCTAACAACCACGCAACGTCGGATTCCCCGTACATAACGAAGTCTGTAATCCCGCCATTTTCCAGCTTTTCGTCCGTGTTGGTGTTAGGATCTGTCGCCTTTGCCAATCGCTGTTTAATCGCGTCCAGTTTTCTCATTTCCCTGTTCCTTTCTATACCAACGTTAACCGCACCCGCACACACCGGCAGCCCTGGCGCTTGAGAGGCTGAATCTTTCGCTCCCCGTGCCTGTCGTCAATCTTCGTCTCTACGGTTTCGCGTTCGAGTGGTAACCTATCGTCCTCCTTTGGGCGATTCTTGCGCCCATTTTGGTGCTCATTGCCGCGCTGTAAAAGTCCAGCTTTTGTTCGGCCATAATTGGCGTGACATAGGCAGGGTATTGCTGGAACGCTGTGTACGGCGCCAGTTCCTCGATTGCCAGCATGTCAGCCCGACACTCGTCCGTCGGCGCGTTCTCGATTTCGTCAATAAACCTCAGGAATGACTCTTTCAGTTCGGGGCAGTCCAACTCGTCACAGGCTTTCAGGTGCGCGTTATAGCGGCGCAGTGTCGGCTTGTACCATTTGCTTCGCTTGAAGGCGTTGATTGTTTCTACTGCTGTCATCCTATACCCTCCGTTGTTTTCGTTCGTTCTTGGGCTTTAAAACGCAAATACGGGCCATTACACGTCAAGTTCTGTCTCCCATAATTCCGGGGTTTCCTGCGCTAGCTTGTCAACGCTCGCCGTGACGCGCTGTTCAAGTTCGCTGTCTCTCCGCTCCCGTTCGGCAAGGGCGCCATGTTCTTGGCCTTGCTGATAGGCGAACTGAACGAGAACCATAAGCATTAGTGATTCATTCGCTTTCATTGCTATGTCTCCTGTACCACGATTTCAATCTGCGGCTTCGCCTTCCAGCGCGAGCCGACTTCCTGCGTCAAGCTGCCCAGCTTCACCCACTTCGGCGAATCGTCGGGGGTGATCGCTTTCTTGAACAGTGAATCGAACACGGCTTTAAGACTGGCCCGCGCGTTGTCTTCGTCCAGCAGCCGCCCGCGTCGGATAGTCACAGAGACGGTGACTGGGGAAGTGGAGACCGGCTTGCCTGCTGCGATCCACACCACATGCGCCGCGTGCTTGTGGGCCATCTTCGCCCGAATCCAATCGCGCAGCTTCCGGCGCTTGTTCGGGTTCTGTTCATTCGCGTCCACTGGAATAATCAGTCTGCAAATTTCACCTGTCATTTCGCTGCCTCCTCCGCCTTTCGTAGCGCCTGTTCGACCATCACTTTCACTTGGGGGTTACGTTCGACCGGGAAGTGTACGTAAATGTCATTCGGGCCAACAGTCGCAAGCGTCTCCACGTCGAACACGCGATGAATGGCAATCCATACGTCTTCGGTCTCCGAGTGGCGGACCAAGGCGATAGCCTCACGAACGCCGGGGCAATTGACGACGCCAGCGATACGGAGATGGCGCCACAATTGGCCCCATGGCCCTTTCTCCTGCTTCTCCGCAATCGCCTTATGCGCCGGTTCTTCGTCCGTGTCGGGCAGCACGGACAGGTAGCCGACGAGGCGCAGGTTTGATTCAGCGGCTTGCATAAACGCGGTATGCGTCTCCGGCTTCACTTCGAAACTGAGGCGGTATACCGGGCCGTCCTTTGTCCGTCGGCTACTTGGGTTCGGGTTCATCAGTTCGATTTCGAACGGAACGCCGGGTGTATCCAGTGGGTTGCTCATTTCGCCTCCGTGTTAGTTGGGTGTTATCGTTTGGCCAAGGCGTCAATCCTGGCCTGCAATCCTTCGGGCATTGCCACTTCTTCACCGTCAGCCGGGGGCAGTGCATTGCGTTCCTGGGTTTGTCGCAGTCTGAGACTTTGGCCTTCGACCAAAGCGCGCGCCGCGTCGAATCCGCCCTCGAGAAGCTTGCGGGACTCGTCGGCTAGCTGGCCGCGCGCTACGTCGAACGTCAGCGGAATCTCAATCACCCTGTCAGGACCGACGAACAGGACCGGCTGTTGAAGCGTCGGCATACGTGCTGCCCATGCGGCGCCCTGTTCGCGCATTGAGACTTCGGACAAGCCAGCCCGGTATAGCTCAACGTCGCGCTTGCTGTTCGTAGCAGCGGCGTACTGCTTCAGGAATGACTTTTGGTAGCTGGCTAACATTTCGTCCGTACAGCCGCCCACCTGTCGCCCGGTCTTTTCGTCGGTTCCACCGGCAGAGAGAAGGCGGCAGGCTTCCAGCCAACTGCCGAACACCGCGTCCATTGCGGCGGCTGTGGCACGGTCGGAGAACTTCACGGACGCCGTGCCACCATTCGCAGCGGCTTCGAGGAATGCCGTCCACGCGCCTGCCGCCCGGTCTTCGGGGTTGCCCACGATCAGTTCGCGGAGTTCGGCCACTTTCGGGAAGAACTTCTTGGTGTGGACGGCCTGATTTACGGCGGTCGTCACGGCCTCAAGGCTGAAGTCCTTCAGGCTGTCGAAGTAGATTTGAATCAGTAGGTCGCTGGCCTGCTTGTCGAACGCCTGCGCCAGCCCCACGAACAGCCTTGCAAATTCCGCCGAGTCTCGATTGGTCATAAATCCTCCTTCGCCATATTGCGCGCCACGAATGACTCAAGCGCGGCTACGGTTTTCTGTGCGTTTGGTGTGAAAGCGGCTAACACGCCGTTAGCCGTCGGTCGCTTGAACTCGTTGTGCGCATTTTTGTAGAACTCGCTGAACCGGCTGGCCAGGTCGGCTAGGGTGTGAGCGCCTTGAGGTGTGGCAAAGTAATTCCTTGCGGCCTTCTCGAATCTTTCCTGCGTGATTGGCCAATTAGCGGCGCTGTATTTTTTAATCAAGTCGGCTAGCTGAACGAAGTCGGCTTTCTTGTTCTGGTAGGGGGCTTCGTATCCGCCTACGGTTTTCCACAGTTCCACGAAGAGGGCATAGCAGCCCTTGATGTCCAGCGTGCAGCCGGATACGTCAGTATCCGGTAATGGTTCTTCTTTGCTGGTTATCTTTGCTGGTTCCTTTGCTGGTTCTTCCTTATAGGGAGTAGCGTTTTTGCTACCATTTGGTAGCATTTTTGCTACCAGTGAGTAGCGTTTTTGCAACTCTGCGGTAGCATTTTTGCTACCAACGGTAGTGTTTTTGCTACCAATCGCCCGAATGGTAGCGTTTTTGCAACTCTCGTCCGCATCTTCAATGGGTTCAACGTCAGTGGTAGCATTTTTGCTACTCTCGAACCCAAGCAGGTCAAAAGCCTCGTCCGCGTCAAATCTGGCCCATCCAGCCGCCGCGAGTTCGTTTCTGAGTCTGAAAATGTTCTTGGGATGCACGTCAATCGCCTCCGCTGAGGTTCGGCCCGACGGGAAGCATTTCCCGGTTTTCTGGTTCCGGCAGCGGCAAAGAAATATGTATAATCTCAGCGCTCCGGCGCTTAACTCCGTCATTCGATCGACTGCCTCATCGGGAATAAATGCCATTTTGATTTAAAACTGCGGGTCCCATTCGGGCGACCAGGCTTCTTGTGGAACGATATAGGTCGGGGCTGGCGCGGTTACCTGTGCCCGTATTGGCGCGTCTACGAGCGGGTCAGACTTCCAGCGAAAGAACATGGCGACGGCAATCTCGCGCATTACAACCTTGATTGGCACGGGGCAACTAATCGTTGTCCATTTTCGGCCCTTGTAGGTATTCGGAGCGGCTTTGGTCCTGTATTCCGTAAGCCATTCGCTTTTGTGGTTTCGCCATGCCCTTTGTAAGGCGGGCACGGGCAGGAGGTAGCATTCCCTGTTGGGTAAAAACGCGTAGGCGATATAATCACAAGCCAAATCCTTCTCGATCCAGCCCGGCGTGTTTTTGCCTTCGTCTGCTATGTGTTCGAGAAGGAAGTCGTCCCATTTCTGGCGCCTCACCTTCTCGTCTACTGTCCAGGTACGTCCATTCAGCGTCGTGATGACTCGGTCAATGCCGCCGCGCTGTGCCCAGCCATCCTTTCGCACGTCAACCATCGATCCGAAATCCGGAAAGGCTGTTCGGTAAACCTCTTCCCAGAATGGCGCGCCGGCTTGATCCCATGAGAACTGCAAATCGTTACCGAAATGAGCGTCCATTACACAGCCGCCTTTCTTGTTGTCTCATTGCCCCATGCTGACCAACCGTCGCGGGCCTCTCGCGCGAACAGTTCCAGTTTCGGGAGTTCGGGATACATGCGTTCGATTAGTTGATAGGCGAGTTCTGGCTTTTTGCTATGCCTTGTGCGACGTTCAGCGAAGACTGAATCCGGCCTATTTGAGGGAAGGGGAACCGGAAGGCTTCCTCGCGTGGCCACAAGTAGCAACTCATGGCGCTGGCGAAAGTAGTAGCCCGGCCCGATCCACTCTTTGTCCCAAATGGCGCAGGTCCGATAAGTGAAGCCCCATGCGTTTACCACGGCGAAAGCTTCTTCCAGCTTAGGCGAGGTCGCCCACAGCAACAGAACGCAATCGTCGGTTCCGGCTTTCGCGACGGGCAGGTCGCAAATTTCTTCCAGGGTCATTGTCGGGTAGTGGTTTTCGATCTGGTCGGCGTCGTCAACGCTGAAGTCGTATTGCCACGGCGGGTCGGCGTAGATCAGTGGGAAGCGCCCAATGGTATTCAGCGGGTCAATGACTTTGGCGATTCGTTCTTCCCGTCGCTCTCCTTGGTGCCGGGCGCTAATCTCGCGCTTGGCTTCGGGGATAGTGATTTCACCGGCGCGGACTTTCGATAGCAATTCAGGGGCTTCTTTCTCGAGCTTCTTCGCGTCGCTGATATATTGGCGGTTGCTGCCGACGATTGCGGCAGCTTGCTCGGCAGCCCGGCCAATCGGGGTGTCAACTTTTTGACACCCCGATCCGTTTCGCTTGTCGCCGCCCCCTGCGCGCATGTTGGCTTTTGCCTCTTCCGCTAAATATTTCTCAATATCCAGCGCGACAACGGCCAACTGGCTACTTGTTAAATGGCGCCGCTTCAGGTTTAGTGAGACGACGAAAGAAGCAAGATCGCCTTGCCCGCCCCACCGTCGAAACTCGGGCTGGACGCCGACAGCCTCGCAAGCACGATACCTATTGCGTCCGTCGATGATTTGATCATGGTGAAGCCATATCGGTTCGCGCAGGCCATTGGCGGCAATGTCCACCTTGAGCGCTTCAAATTCTTCGGCGCTCATCATCGGGAAAATGTTGGCGACTGAGTGGAATTCCATATGCCTCTCTTTATGACTGCAAAATGAAACCGGGCGGGGAACATGCCCGAAGCCCCGCCCGGCGTTGAACCCGCGCCGGTGTTTGTTGTGTGGCGGCGCGGGATGGCTGATCTACGCCTTCAGCTTTGCTTGAAGTCTCTCTTGTCGGAACTTATCCTCGACGTACTTCTGCGCGCTTTTGTAGCCTAGCCGACGCGCTTCTGCTTCTAAGTATTGGACTTCTTCCGCCGTGAAGTAGATTTTCCAGCCGTTTCTAGGTTTCTGCGGTAGTCCAGATTTTTTGGGTTTATTAGCCATTGCGTTCTCTCCTAATTTGGGGATGTCCTATCCCTGGACTGGACTATACAATCCCCAATTGGGGAGTGTCAAGGCGGAAATTGACTTATCAAGCTCGAAGGGCTTAAATACTTCTGTTGTTGTGTGGTTTCGTTTGTCCCTAAAGACCTAAAGACCTAATTCGGAGAGCGTCTATGCCTAACAAAGAACTGAAGCTCTACATGCCCGAACAGACAGTAAAAGCCCTCGAAGATGCCGCTAAGCACGTCGAGGGCTACACCCGAAATGAAATTGCAGTTGATGTTATTCGTCAGTGCTTGCCGATATGGCTGGCGGCGCGGGATGCGTTTGATGGGACGCTGGATGAGTTTCAGCGCCAAATGATTGAACAGTCTCGGCAGCGTCGGGCGGCCCAAAAGAAGTAATAATGGCCTCGGCTTCAATGCCGTCCACCCGGCGGGCGGCATCAGGCGCTAACATGTCTCTTAATTCTGACATGCAATGGCTTACACGCTCGCGTAAGACGGTCGGCGTGTCTTTAGCCGTTAGAAGGTTTTTGCACGCGGCGGCAAATAGGGTGATTTGTAAGATTGTCATTTAACTAGTGCTCCAGGCGTGTTTCTCGGTTAACGTCCTGCGCTCTCGTGGGGTGGGCGCTAGTGTAAGTGCTTACCTTGCCCCGCTATGGGGGTGAGAAGGGCAATGCTGCCTCATAGTACTCCCGTTGATCGGTAGTGCAAACAAATTTGTAATTAAAATATTAATACTATGTGTCCTAGCACACATAGCGGAGCCGTCGGCTTAAGCGCTGGCGGCTTTTTTATTTTTTCTGCATTTTTCTCTTGACGGTATCCCTAAGTGGGGATACTATGCGCCCAGTTAGGCAGTAGCAAGAACCAAACAGGAACACAACAACGGAGACGATATGCTGAAATTAGAACCCGCGAAAATGCAGAAGGCGATTGAAAGAGCGAAAGCCGAACACTTGAAAGTGAAAGTCGTTAATGTGTGCCAGCGCACATATAGCGTAACCGGTAAGAGCGGCGAGACTTACACGGTCCGCTTTGCGGTCGCCAACGGCCACAAGTTCGGGGAGTGCTCGTGCAAGGGCGGGCAAGCGGGCCTCTACTGCAAGCACCTGGCAGCCGGGGCGCAGGCCAATATTCTCTGTCAGGCGTTCCGCACGCACGGAGCCGAAGTCGAACCGACAGTAGGGCAGATGTTCGGGTTCGAAGCCCGCTACGGAAGTGGATGGTGCATATGAAGCGCCGTGACGACTTGGGATTTTTTCGCGGCCTATCCGCTGCGCTGCTACTGGAAGCCGCAGCCGCCGTAGTCCTGATTTTCATTTATCTAGCGTGGAGGAATCAATGAAAACAATCGAAACCCAATTAGCCGATGCGCGCCGCCTGCTCAATGGCGCAATCACCGAATACGAGCGCGGCAGCAGGGAATACGCGCTGAACGGAATTGACGCGCTCCGCACGCGGATAACAGCAGTCGCAGAGGGAATGCGGGCGGAGCTGGCCGACGACGCGGAGGCGCTGTTGTGGCGCTGCCAGTGCGGCTACTCCTGCCCGGTGAGCGGACTCGCGGGCGGCGCGTGCCCCGGTTGCGATACTCTGCGCGAAGGCGTTGTTCTCGTGCCCGACGAAATCTGTGAG